TCGAGTTGGACATCGGTTGTCGACACGACTTTCTGGATGCCGTAGTCGATCGCATCGATCGTGAGGATCTGCCCTTCAAAGAGAGTGGTTTGTGCTAGTTGGTGGATTGGGATGTCAAACTGGATGTACCGCGAGTTGTTGAAAGCCGTCAACGTAGCGGTTGTGTCCGACGTAGGGTCTTTTGGGCCGACATCCGGGTAGATGTCCATGAACGTCCGACGCTCAGCAAACGTCCAGCGCTTCTTCGTCCAGAGCGCGTAATACGCGTCGTTCAGGAACATGTCGAGCTGTTCGTTGTAGACCGCCAACTCCGGGGAGTAGTCCGTGATGGCCTTCACTTTGTTCCGGAGTTCGGTCAGGTTCATTGCTTCTTCCCATCAATCTTGGTGAGGGACAAACCGTATTGCTTTTCGATCTCAGCGCGTTTCGCGATCTCCTTGTCGGGAGAGTTCTTCTCGCCCAACGGGACCAGCACTACGCGACCTGGGACTAGATCGTATTTCTTGATTTCACCGAGGTTCATGCGTTCACCTTTCGACATGCTAACCTCAAAGAAGAGACGGACCCCCACCGGCATGGGTTACGGTGAGGGCCCGTCAGGGCAACTAGAACTGCTTGTAGACCCAGGCTTCGCCTACGCCAGCAGGTGCAGCGCTTAGAGCGACTCCACATGGACCAGCGCCATTGACGACCGCAACAGGAATCCACGCAGCTTCACCAGTGGTTGCACCGTTGATGAGGCCAAGGGGATTTCCAGGATTGGTGCCAATGACCATGTTCGCTTCAGCGACATAGCCGCTGACAACAACTTGAACTGTTGCTGGAGAGGTCGCGGTTCCAGTCACGGTGTCAAGAGCAACGCCGACGACAAGAGCGTTTAACGTGCCGCCTACAGCAGCAGCTACTGCGGGCTCGACAACTAAGACCTTAGATGCTCCAGTCTGACCTAAATCAAACTGAACCCATTCACCTGCGACAATCGCTGTCTCGGTGAGGAAGGTCTCGGTCTGTGAGCGGTTCGACGAAGAAGCGCCAACAGGGGTTGTTCCACCCGAGATGGTGTTCTGGGTCGGGTTGAGGTACTGAATCAGGGTTGAAGTAGACATGTTAGTACGTCTCCCCGTTGATGAGCAGCGCGCAACCGCTGAGGTTGTCCGCAATCAACTGACCCTTCCAGTACACCTGAGCCGAACGGGCCGTGGTGCCGGGGATGTACTCGAACGGGCTGACCGCAAGGTCGCCGTCGGAGTGCATAACCAACTTGATGGAGTCGAAGTTGATGAAGTACATGGTCGCCGCAAGAGCCGCACCGCCGTTGACAGTCCCGTTGGGCATGAAGGTATCTTGAACGACGGACGCGCCGCCGAACGCGATGTTCATGTAACCAGCGTCGAGCTGCTTCTCATCGATGTAGCGTTCTTGATTGAACAGACTCTTGCGGTAGTTGCTGTAACCAGCTTCCGACGCGAGAATCAGTTTGACGGTGCCCATCGGAGCACGAGAAGTGGTCTGCGCCGTGACGTTGTACATCGCGGACATACCATCACCCGGAGGGGAACCGTTAGTCCACGTACCACCGATGTCGACGAAACGGTTGTAGAGACCGTCGCCAGCAGGGACGATGGAACGAGCGAGACCGCCGACCGTGTTGGTCTGAGCCGCCGCGTCAGGGTCGCCGTTTTCCAAGAAACCGGTGGCCGAGAGCACGCCGTTCAGGGTGCCAAGGTTGGTGAGGACAGTCGAGTTACCCGCCACGATCTGCCTGTTGATTTCACGACGAAGAAGGTTCATCACGTTCTTCATACGCGCTTCAACGATCTTGACGATCGCCTTCTCGCCCTGGTTTTCGAGTTCTTCCTTCTTGGTGATGACGATCGGCGCGACGAAGTCGGCCCAGTCATACAGCGCCGGACGCATAACGTCCTGCACGGCCAAGGAGACAGGCTCGTAACCGGTGGAAAGCTGGGTGATGGTCGAGTGGTTCGCAACCATCAAGGGACGCTGGATCTTGATACCGCCGTCTTCTTTCTCAATCCCACCGAGCTTCTTCGAGAAATCGAGGAACGGCACCTTGCGGTAGAGTTCGTCAACTTCCCCATCGCGGATGGAGTAGAGGGTCGAAGAGAGCAGGTCATTACTGATTGACATGCTTGCTCCAAAAGTTTGATTGAACTTCACCTACCGGTTGGTGCCGACGGCACGCCGCTCATCTGTTCCTTTCTACCGGTATCGACATGCGGTCGGTAGTTGGTGGGCGATGAGGCCCCGATGACTCTAATGTAGCGGAGATTCAGGTCGGTTGCAACTTTCGGCTTAAACCGGAGATGTGGCTGGTGGTAGTTGCGATAGAACGCCGTGTTAGCGGAAATCTACGGATTCGACCTAGGAGCAATCTGCCTTTTGGTGGAGTGGGGTTATCACTGCTAATAGTATTATATTAGCAGTGTTACCCCCACTTCGGTGTCAGCCGTTCTTCGCCTTGTGCCACTGGTAGGCTTCCCAAGCGTTCTTGAACTTAGGAGGCGCAACATTCCGAACGGCGGTGCCAGCAGACGTCTTCTTCAAGACATCGCGCTGAGCCTGACGCGCCGACTCGGACTGCTGCTTCGACACCTGACCCTTGACGATGAAGTAGGCATCTTCGAGTTTCAGCTCCGGCCGTTCCATCAGAAGCTGGGCGATCGGCACCCGCAGTTCCGCCGACGTGAGGTCGGGATGCTGTGACTTGAACTGTTCCATCTGCATCGACCGACGCTGGTCGGCCAAGTCGTTCTGCAACGGTTCAAGCATCTGCTGCATCATCTCTGCGGCTTTCTTGTTGATGCGCTCCTGAAGCCCGTCGTCCGACCACGGGTCGGAGGTGACTTCCTTCGTCGCCAGCTCACGCACGTTCTTGGCGAACGCCGACTCGGACAACAGAGCCCGCTGGGATTCGAGTTGCTGACGTTCGGATTCGACCTGACGACGAAGATCAGCGATCTCCTGGGTCTTCTGCGTGTAGGACGACCGGAGGTTCTGGATGAGCTTGCGCCCATTCTCCGGGATGTGTTCGAGAATCTTCTTGTAGTCCGGAATGCCCTTGTGCATCCCCGTCATGACAGGGTCGTCGCCAAAGTCAGCTGCAAGCAAGTCTTCGATGGAGAGCGAGATTTCATCTTGCTGCTCGACCGGAGTCTCGACGGGTGCTTCGACGGACGTCACCTCAACAGGTGCCACCGGTGGTGGCGTGGCTGCGTTACCCATGCTCATTCTTCCTCCTACATCCGACTCTTCATGAGTTTCATGATCTGGTCTTCGGACATCTTGTCGGCGCTTTCCGGCCCCTCGCCTTCGCCGCCGATCTCAATCTCAATCTTGGTCTCGGATTCCGGCTTCTCTTTCTTCGACAGGAAGCGCTTGAACTGACCATTCTTCGCCGCCATGATCAAACGACCGGCAATCATCTGGAGGCCACGGTCATCGGTGATGCCGTCGAACACGAGCGCAGAGTCTTCCGGCAGCACACCGTCTGCGATAGCGTCTTCGATCGCGGCCATGAACATCGACAGGAGTCGCATGAACTCAGGCGGCAACGACACCTGGTCTTCGGTGAAGCGCGGGTAGGCGTCAAGACCGAACATCGGCGCGAGCTTGTTCGATGCATCGACGAGTGCGTTAAGACCCTTGGCAGAGAAGTTGCCTTTCGGAGCAACCATCTCGTACTGGGTGTCTTCGGCGTCTTCGACCTGCGCTTGGCCTTGGCGAAGTTGCTGGGACATCATTTCGCGTTCTTGCTTCATCATCGGGTCCATCGTTACTCCTTCAACATTTCGTGGGCTGGGAACGTTTCGGTCACTGCTTGAATCTTGTCACCGTTGAACTTCTTCAAGTTCGACTGGTAGGTGTCGGCCATCTTGTCCATCTTGGCGCGTTCTTCGTTTTTCTTGGACACCGAGCGCTCGTAGGCGATCTCGCCGCCACCGGCCAAATCGGCCTCCCGCACAAACCCGCGCTTGTTCATGATCTTCTCTTCTTCGCGCTTCGAGCCGACCATGCTTCCGACGGACTGGGAATAGAAGCCCGAACCACCAAGACCCGAAGCCCAGCTCCCTGACCAGAGTGTCGCCGTCTTCGCAGGCATCGAGAGCAACCGGTGCGCCGGATAGCCACAGATGCACTCGAGCTCATCCGGCACTTCGCCGTGCTTGTACAGGTGTTCAGTGACGTGACCCTCTTCACACTGGTATTCGTACAACGGCATCAGACACCTCCGATCAGAGACGAGATGTCGCTGGCGGATTCGGGGGCAGAAGCCGGGCCGGCGACTTGGCTAGGCTGAGCAGCGGCCTGAGCCGGGGCCTCCTCCAAGAACGTCTCAGGCAGATTAAACAGGCGCACCATTTCTTCGCGAATGGCCTGCACCGGAACACCGAGCTGAGTCAGAGCCGGGAGTACCTGGAGCAGCGTCTGCTTCTTGATGGCGTCGGACATCGGGGTCGCACCGCCGTCGGTCGCGTACATGCGCCAGTCGGCATCGATGGACTCCGGCGTGACGATCTTCGGGCCGTCCGTCGACACCACGACCTGCGGGTCTTTCTCGTCGATGAGCGGGAGAAGCATCCGGAGATAGAGCGTGGCTGCGGCTTCGAGCGACACATCGCGCTCACGAGCCAGCTTCCCGAGTTCCGACGACGTGTATTGCTGCAACACGCTGATCTCAGTGGCCGTCGCCTTGGTCGTCTCGCCACGAGTGAAGCCAGCGGTCAGGCTCCCCTTCTGCAAGTCAGACTCGACCATCGCCAGATACTGGTCGAAGTTGGACGACATCGGCGTAACCGGAATCGCTTCGATCAAACCGTTCAGGGTGTCGTTGTCGACCGGAACCATGACACCGTCTACACCGGAAGAAATCTTCGCCAAAGCATCTTCGTCAAACGCTCCTTCCTTGTAGATGTACTGACGGCTGTCGCGACGAACAGCGTTGGCCCAGAACGTACGCATAACGTTCTTTTCAAACACTTGATCATAGACACGACTCATCGCCGAGTATCCGATCATCGGGCGTTCGGGATGGCGAGAGAAGTACAACGGGACGATGTTGGACAGCGGCCGACCGTCGTAGGTGCGGACGGGAATCGGGTCACGGCTCAACAACTCCTGACCGTTCTTCCACTGAGGCGACCAGAACAGCAGCTCGTCGTTGATGAAGTCGTAGATTTCAACGATCTCGATGTACAGATACTCGTTGGGCAGCTCGCTCGTGTCGCCTCCCTGATAGCGGGTCGAAGACGTGCGCTGGGTTTCTTTGCCGTCGTCGATGTAGTCCTTCTGCTGACAGCCCTTGAAGTCCTTGTTGCCGAACTTGGCCTTCGCTTCGTCGACGCTGATGTAGTAGCTGTGGCCGACGTAACGGGAGTCTTCCCACGCGGCGGCATCTTGATCGACAATGATCTGCCACGGAGGGATGGCGCGGAGTGCGACCTTGGCGTTCAGCTGGCTCGACTCACGCGGCGCCAACTTGAAGAACGCCTGCGGGAAAATGAGCGCCATACGGGCGGCGTTCTCAATCTGATTGCGGGACGACGCGATCCACGTATTGACGAGTTCACGCGCAACAACCAAGTCGCCTTTGCCTTCAATGTCATACGCGACTTCGATGCCTGGGTAACGAGTGAAGAGTGAACCCATCACCGACTCGATGGTGGCGTAGGCGTCAGCCGTCTCGACCCGCAGACTCGCCGGGTCTTGGTACTGCGAGTCCTTATAGAACTCCGTCATGTAGGCATTACGGTAGCGGCGCATCTCCGGACGCTGCCGATCCCAGTAGACGTTGTGCTGTTCCAACGCAGCTGTGATGAAGTGAATGCGGTCTTTCGTCGTCTTCGCCATGAATCACCACCCCGAACAATATACACCGATTTTGTCAATACCGCCTGTGTTGCGCGCTGCTTAGGCGGTCACGAGTCTGCTGGGCTTTCCGCTCTTTGACCCACTGCGGAACCCAAGGATCTTTGGGCAAGTTCACGTTTTCGAGGCATTGCAGAGAGAGTGCCCATGCGGTCACCGTATCGCCGTGGTGGATTGCGCCCTTACGCGGAACGAACGGATTACCGCGATCATCCACCTTGAAGCTACGTAGTTCTGCCGCTGTCCATGCGTCCAGATGAACACACTGGCCCCGAGCAATGTAATCTTTCAGCGCCTCAAACATCTTCGGCTTCGTGACTGCGTTGGTGATCCAGTCGGCCCCTTCACCGGTCTTCCAGAGTGGAACTGAGTTATACTTCAACTCGGTCAGAATGACGCCGCCCCATGTACCGTTCGATTCGACGAGCACCTTTGCATTGTTCCACTTGCGGCTCGCATCGATGACGACTTCGGCCCAGTGCGTCGGGCTGTGGCTATTCGACCGGCGAATCTCGACGATCTGTCCGCTCTGCTTCGACAAGACGACGACCGTTGAGTAGTCGCCACCCGTGCCTGCACCGGCGTCGACACCGATGGCATAACGGTCGTTTGGCTCAACCTTGCGCTCGAAGAGGATGCCATCCACTTCGCCTTTGACGATGTTCACGCCTTCGAGCAAGTCGTTCGAGAACCATGCGCCATCGACCTGAGCGTAGGCTTCATCGACCGTCAGTGGGTATTCCCGCTTGAACTTGACGGGGCCGAGCTTTCCCTCCATCTTCTCAGACCAATACTGCTGAGCCCAAGACAAGTCGGAGTGGTCGTCGCCCTGCCATCCTGGTGGTGGCTTCTCCTGATAGTCGACGTGGTCAGTCCACGGGAAGAACTTGAAGTCCCACTTCACAACTTCCGCTTCGAACAGTTCATACTGCCGATGGAGCGGGTCGCCGTAGTAGTTGGCCGTCGACTCGATGATGAGCTGACCGCCGTTCAGGGATGCGATGGCTGTGGCCAGAAGCTCGTCGGCGTTCTCTTGGAAGGCGAACTCAGAGATGTGGACAGCGTTGGCTGTGAACGAGCGCAGCCCGCCTTTGCCTTCGGCCGACATGGCGATGATGCGAGCGCCGGTGTCGGCCAGCTGCATGACCGTCGTGTTGTTGACCGACAACTCACGTTGCAATGGGCTGGGCAGTCCTTCGTAGAACCGCTTGTGAATCGTGAGGATGTGCTTCGACGACTCGAGCTTGTGCGACAAGATGACAAAAGTAGACGGGCCGGTCGCCGTGAACCACTTGTGGAAGATGGCCGCTGAGCACGCCGTCGTCAGACCAATCTGCCTGGGTTTGAGAACGAGCAGGTCGTTCCCTTCGGCGATGGATTCCAGAACAGCAACCTGCTCATCTCGTAGCTTCAAGCGAGTGGGTAGACCGTTTTTGTCGACAATGGAAAGCCGACTAGCAAACCGTATGGGGTCTGCCAGAACCGTGTCGAGCTTCGGGGTACGCGATCTGCGCCCCATCAGGCCTCCTTCTTCTTGCGACCCCGCTTCGACTTCGGCTTCTCTTCGTCGTCCTTCTCTTCTTCGTCAAGAGCTTCCGACAGCCAGCCTTTCAAGTCGGACACACCGCCGAGCACTTCCTCTTTCAGCGTCTCGGTCTGGACGATCTGCTTGTGCTGCGCCACGACGACACGCACCAGAGCCGCCACAGCCGACCGGCCGAGTTGCGGACGCTTGCCTTCGTTGATGTCCAGAAGACTGGTCTTCAACAACGAGTAGGCCAGTGCTGCCGGGTCACGCTGGTCACAGGCGGCAATGGCTTCTTCATACTTGCCAATGCCATCTTCTGGCGTCCAACGCTCAACATCATCTTCAGGTACAGGGCGTCCCATTCCCGCCATGCAACACCTCACATGTGTTCAGTATAGCGGTCGGGGAACATTTTTTCCAGTTTTTTCTGGCTCGTCACTACTGAACAAATGTTCACAATAGCTAATAAGGTAGGAAGCGACTCCTTTTAAGCCACTTCCAACAAACCTCAATCAATCCAAATATAGATGCCTACCTTATGCGCTTCTCTCCACCAGCGTTTTCCTCCTGGTCTATACTGATCTTTGACATTTTCAGACGCTGTAGCCCATTCGACATGCTCTACACAGATAAACCCATTTGGTTTTGTTGAGTCGTTCTCACAGAGGTGGCGTACGACATGGAGTCTACTTGGACGTCGTCCATGCCCAAGCTTTTCCATAGTAAGTCCACTCGGCTGCCTTCCCGGTTTACACGGCCGCATTACAAGATCTGGACGTCAGGCTCGCCAGCCTTGGGCTGAACTAGCGATTTACCGGCCATCAACGCCGCGCATACCATACCGTACGGTACGTTGCTGTACCAGTCTTTCCCGTCGTTTAGGACGAAACGCGTGCCTTGTGTCACGCCTGCGCTGTCCCGGACTTCGATGACGGCCGTCAGAGCAGAGGTCGGAAAGTAGACGCGGCTCTCGCCGTGGTAGTAGATGTGGATATAGCTCATGTCATTTTCCGGTAAATGTCTCGAACCAAACTGACATCATGCGCACAATACGAGATGATGTCGTCGTGCTGGCCGTTGACCCACATCTCGAACACCTTCGAACCGCTGCCCGTCTTACCGCCGAGGCCGAAGAACTTGGCCAGCTTTTCCAGACTCGTGTACTGACCACGGCCCGACGACATCAGCATCGTGTCTGCGCAGTCGAGCGCATGAGGTAGCGCACGATACAAACGGCTGTTCTTCAGATACTTCGCCGTGTGGAGTTGAAGCCACCGCAAGTCGAAGCCTACGATGTTGTGGCCAACCCAGGTCAACTTTTCATCGAGTGCGCCGTTCCGTTCGAGATACGACTCGAGCTGCAACAGGCACGCGGTCGTCGACTCGGGCATGTTGTACGTCACTTGAACCGTGTCATCGTCGAGCGCGAAGCCGATGGCCAAGATGCGACCCTGAAGCGGGTCGAGTGCCGTGTCGAGCCACGACTCTTTGGCATTGGTGCGGATGTACTCTTCGATCTTCGCGGGGTCTTTGTAGTTACCCGGCACCTTGACCGGAGGTGCATCCTCCTTCCGGCAAGGCAGGGTTTCGATGTCGATGAACAGGTGGCGCATTAGTTCTCCATCTTCGGCACGATTCGCACGGCCGTCTTTCTATCGTTCCATTCGAGAAGTCCGTCCGACACAAACTCTTCCAGAGCCATCAGAACTTCATGACTGAGCGGGTGACCGCGATACGGCGAGTCAGGTGAGTTCTCCAACCAGAGTGCGATGAAGCGCTGGTCGACGAAGCCGTCGCTCGGTGTTTCCTCCGCCAGAGCTTCGAGAACATGGGTCGCAACCAACAGGACGCGTTCGACTTCAGGCCACTTGATCATGGTCACCTTCCTTCGCGGGCTTGGCGACGATGTCCGTCGGGCTGCCGCATTGAAACACGTAGCTGCTGTTGACTTTGATCAGGTTGATGCAGCGCTGGAACGCGGCGGTCTTGGCCTCATCGATGTTCGGAGCGATCTCCATGAACAGGTACTTCCCAGCCGCCGAGAAGATCGAGTAGGCTTTCAGGGGACGACGGGCGCTCATTTGATCTCCACAATCTGCATCGATGCACAGCGGTTATTGAAGTTAGAATCTTGCCAAACACTAGCCGCATGGTTCAGACGACGCTGAGCCTCACGACGAGCTTCGGTCTTGTTGGGTGCTTCAACCTCACAGAGCAGACGGCCCTGCGCGTCTCGGATGTCGTACCACTTCATGTCAACCTCCACACTCTGAGTATAGCCTCACCGAGTTCATCCGTCTACGAGAAAAACATAACTATTTTTTTTGTTGCGATAAATCCGGCCTGTTGTTAAGGTGAAGGAGGAGGTCAGATGAGTACGAACAGACATCTCGCACAGTTCATCAAGCCGCTGCGTAAGGCAAAAGGTTTTACCCAACAGTCTCTCGCCGTCGCTATGGGGCTTTCGATCAGCACAGTCAACAACTGGGAATGTAACGATGGCGCCGGGCCGCACGACAGACAACTGGTCGTTCTCGCCAAGTTGCTGGGTGTGTCGCCCATCCATCTCTGGACGTTGAAGTGCCAAGACCTGATCGAAGAAACAGAACAATGTGAAGGGAGCAAGGGATGAACACGCTACCTGAATGGGTCGACGAACGGCCACCCAGTGATACACCGGCTCGCATCCAAGTCGGCCGTAAAGAATACATCTTGGTGGAGTCCAACAATGATGATGATGTGGTCGACCATTATTTCTACGCGACACGTAGTTTCATCAGATACCACAACGCCAAAGGCGACATACGTACAAAACGGTGGATACCATGAACCTGTCGCAAGAACAGATGGACGCAATCGACGCGATCGTCAACGGGACCGGTGACCTGGCCATCACGGCACCGGCCGGTGCAGGGAAGACGGACGTGGCATGTCGCGGGGTTATCGAAGCCGTGCGACAGAAGAAGGTCAAGGCCGAGCAAGTTCTGTTTATCTCGTTCTCCCGAGCGGCCATGACCTCTATCCAAGAGCGCATGGTCTCAGCCAACTTGCCGGAGGAAGGTGATCGTCTGGCCAAGAACGTGTGTACGTTTGCCAGCCACGCATTGCGGCACGCAGACCTAACGGCCTACCACACCGATTGGTGCATCGACATTCAGAAGACATCGATCAAGAACCACCTTCTGGAAAGAGCGCGCCAGTGTCGTGACGGTGCTGCCCTTCCGCGCCGTAAGGACGGGTCATTCGAGACCGTGAACTACAACAAGTTGACACCGGGCTGTACGACTTTGTTGCGCGCCAGTGCGATGGCGCTGGCCGAAGGCATCGATCTCGCCCATCCGTCATCCGCAACGTGGTGTTTGCAGAACGGTTTTCCGGCAGACTTGCAGAAAGCTTGGGCCGTGTACAACAACCAGCTGGACAAGAACGGACTTTGGTCGTTCGACCAACTCGCTCGTCACCACTACCGCAACGCGATCGGCAAGTACAAGTGGATCATCATCGACGAAGCGCAGGACACGACCAAGTTCCAACTGGACACGGCCCGTCGTTGGTTGATGCCAGGAGGGCGTTTGATTCTCATTGGCGACATCCGTCAAAGCATCCACGGTTGGCGCGGGGTCAAGGTCGAACACTTCTACGACTTCATCCAGCAGTCGCAGCATCAGCCGTTGACGTCAAACTTCCGCTCGCCGCCAGAGATTGTCGACCGGGCGAATGCACTGCTGCAAAATCAGTCGTGGTCAGCGGTCTCTACTCAATCGGCCCGAGCGAGTAAACCCGATGCGGCGATCCGCGCGCCCAAGGTGGACGCTTATGCCGCGATAAAGTCCGTCGTCGACGCGATTCGATCTGGGAAGACGGTTGACTTCAACGTGGCAATCTTGGCTCGAACCCACATGGATTTGGACTGGGTTCAGCAGATGTTCGAGAACATGGGTCTGGACTCTGCGCATTATTTCCGCAAAGCGGCCCCGCAATACGCCGGTGACGATGAAGACGACCGGAAGCGATACATCGAAGGACGGCACAAGTTCCTTCTGTCCACCATCCACGGCGTCAAGGGACTTGGGTTCGACACCGTCTTCGTTCTCCAGACCGAGGACTTCTCGTACGACGACATGATTGAACGCATCAAGAAAAATCGCAACGTCGAAAACTACGCGGAAGAGTTCCGTTTAATGTACACAGCCATGACGAGAGCCAAGGAAACCTTGGTGCTTGTCGAGCAGCGCAACTTGCCGGCCAACCCTTGGCCGGTCTAAATGGATGAGGCCCCGGTGGTGGTACACCGAGGCCTCGACTGAGCACACTGAGCACGAACCCGGCAAGGATCGTACATGGAAAATATCATCACCCGTCCCGTCGTGCAACTTGTGACATCAGATAGTCATCGGTTCACCGCAATGGCCGCCGCGATTGAGTTTGCTGACGCAGGACAACGTGTTCTGTTTGTCGCCTTGAAAGACAAGCGGATTACCGAACTGCTCGGCGAAGACGATCGGGCAGTGCGTATCGACCGTGGTGCTGTCGATGCTTCGGCGCATCTGATCCACTGCACGAGCTTCAAGAAAGGGTTGGAAGTCCAAGGCGAGTACGATGTCATCGTCCTCTCTGCCAACGTGTCGGATCAACACCGCTTCTTGGACGTCGAGAACTTTGTGAAAGGCGACGAGACGACACAGAACATTCCGATTTGTATCGCTCGATCCAGCGTTCAGGCTGCGCCAATGACAATCACTCGCGCCCGGCAGCGGGGTTTGGCCGATGCGCGCGACGTCGGGCTGTCGCCAGAGCAAGGGTTTAACGAAGAGGATATCGAGCACATCCGTCGGTGCCGAGAGATACGAGCGGATTGGTCATCGCAGTTTACGTACACGCGAACTTTGGATGTCGATTCTCTTGTTGAAGATTACCGCTCAGATGACGCCGCTCTCCGCATCCGTGTGGCCGCCCATCGAATCTTTGGTGCTTCGCTCCGTGGCAGCAAGCTCGATAAGGTTTTTTCGGATCTTGGTCTACACTTGACCGATACCGAACTGGCCGATGAACGCGTTCAACGGAAGATGCTGTACCAGACGATCCTGTGTCTGCGCCAACCAGACTCTGCCAAGTTGACCCAGATCAGTGAACTGCACTCAGAACACGAAGGATTGGATACAAAGTTCGTCTTCGTATTCCAACGTCGACGGCTGTACACCAGAGCCTTGGCTCTTGCCGCCATCATGCGGCAGGTCGGTATCTACGAAGATTGGATTCGCCTGAACCCCATCATCATCGATCAAGCAACTGGCGTAGCCATCAAAGACTATGTCCGAGCGCACCCGGATGTGACCCAGGTGTTGACGGGCTACGGCTTCACAGAGAAGAACCTGACGAACACGTCCCACCGGAGCGCGTTGAAGATCGCCGAGGCATTCCTAGAACACGTCGGCTACATCCGAGCGGAAGCCACCCGACTCCGGTCGAATGGTGAAGATCGGCTTAGACTCTTGATGGTACCGACGGATAGTCATAAGGTCGTTGCAAACTCCAATGAGCGGAAATATACGGATTCGACCCCGAACGAAACTCCATTATCAGAGAGTGGGGTTATCACTGCTAATATATATCTATTAGCAGTGTTACCCCCACTTAACCCCACTGCGCTAAAACCCAGTATGGAACTAGACCGAATCCGTATATTTCCTCCAACGGCAGTTTCACCCAAGACAATCGATGATGGAGTAGAGATCCCGGCCTTCTACGCCGACAAGCACCTCTGGGACACCACACCTCCGGTTTTGAAGCAAGACGGTCATGACGACCAGCGCGAAGCGTCCTACCGCGCCATCCAGAAATCCATCGACGACATGGGGGTCATCCATCTTCCGAATCCGAAGTACCGTGAAGCCAAGGCGCTCGACCCCAAAGGACGCCGCTACTCCTACTTCCGGTGGGACTTCACCAACCAGAAAGGTGTCAAGTTCAACGCGATGGTGCAGTCTATCTCCAAGTCCCATCGCGGATTATTGCGAGCACTACCCGGTCGAACCATCATCAACTTCGACATGAAGCAGTGCCACTTCCGCATCGCGGCTCGGCTCGCGGCTCCGTTCGATGGTCAGGGTCAGTTCCGCAACTACGTCAATCAGGACGACTTCTACCAGCACATGGCCGACGACATCGGCGTCACCCGCTCCGTGGCGAAGACCTGTGCGCTGTCTCTACTGAACGGTGCCGGGCCCGGTAAGCTGGTGCAGGAATACAAGATCAGCCACAAAGAGGCATACGCCATCCACAAAGGTTTCAACACCAAAGCCAGGTCGTGGAATACGTGGCGCAGCGAGGTCAACAAACAAGACCCGTTGCCGTTCCGCTGGGACAAGAAGTCCAAGTGCATGTCGGCGGTACGTGACCACACACGCGGCGCCCTTGAACTTCAAGTCGTTGAGCGTCGCATTCTCGATGCGTTCCTTGACGCCATCCGAGAGAAGATCCCAGCACTCCGCCTGCTCGTGTCGATCTACGACGGTGCCGTGTGGGACATCGCAACGACCGACTTAGACCTCATCGAGCAGGCAAAGACTCTGATCGTCGACACGTTCAAGGATACTGCCAATCAGCAAGGTTATCCGGAACTTCAAGCAACTGTGGGCTCAGGTGCGTCGTGGGGCGCGGCGGAAGGGAAGTAGACCAGTGGTTCCGACAACGGGCTTCATACAGCCCCGTGGAGCCGACGAGCACCTGACCCTGTGTATCCACCATCCTCTGACTCCGGGACGCGTTCTCCCCGCACACGGTGCAGACGGCGTTGACCTTCGTGACGTGGTCGGCCATCGCCAGTAGCTGTGGCATCGGGCCGAAGGGTTTGCCGTCCGAGTCCATGTCGAGACCGGCGACGATGACCCGGATGCCCTTGTCTACCAGTTCCTCAACGACGGACAAAACCCCAGGGCCAAAGAACTGCGCTTCATCAATCCCGACGACGTCCATCCCGGTCGTGCATTGGAGCATGTCCTCTGCCGATGCGACGGATACACACGGGAAGCGCGTGTCCATGTGCGTCACGATCGACTTGATGGAGTAGCGGTTGTCCACGTTGGGTTTGAACACGATGAGGTTCTGCCGTGCGATTCGCGCACGAGTCAGACGCCGGATGAGTTCTTCCGTTTTGCCGGAGTACATACAACCAGAGATCACTTCGACCAAACCACCCATGCCAACCCCCCATGCGAAAACTCCCGCCCTGACACCATGCCAAGACGGGAGCCATCGTTTCCCCGAGTGGCTGCTCGCCGAAAACAACCACTCACACTAAATATAGCCGACTAATCGCGAACGACAACGTACTTGTTGTCCTGTTTGTTGTACGTCATGGCCTGACCGGAAGACGCCTTAGGACGCCAAGGATGGCCGAGCGACAAGTGAATCCAGGTGGGTGCTTCCGGTCGTGCGCCTTCCAAGATCAGTTGCCCAAACTCGAGCTTCGATTCCTTCCGAATCCAGTCGAACACTTCGGTCAGGCTGGCCTTCGTACAGTGGAAATCAATCGCTTCGCCCTTGCAGTGCTGGCTCGTGGCTGACCCGCCGACGTGGGTGTTCAAGCTGGCGCAGCGGAACCCGGAGTGGATGACAACAGGGCCGAACTTGTTTCGTACGACCTGCGCCATCTCGGCCAACTCGGTCAGTGGTTTGAGGAAGTGCTCCGCCGCCCGACGGTTGACATCGACGAATCGAAGATTACCCGTGGCGGTAAGCTCACCAAACGTAAAGTTCGGCGCCAGCTTTGTGTCGAGCGGTGTTGTCATGTTGCCTCACTTGGACGACTTTTCGCCCTTGCACTTCCACTTCTTGCGCGACAGCCGAAGCGGTGAGTTGGGATCTTTGGCCGCAGCCGGGAAGTCCCGCATCTGACCGGCCGACCGAGCACAGTAGCTGTCGCCCTTCTTCGTGCCGGGTTTGATGGTCGCACCCTTCTGGCCGTACGAAATGGTCTTCGTACGACCCGAAACCGTCTTGACAGTCTTGCTGAACTTTTTGCCTTTGGCCGGAGGCATCACTTTGTGCTCCGCTTGATCTTTTTCTCGATCGCCTCGAGACGCTGCTCAAGATCATCAGGCAGGCCGCCGATACTGACCGCCGCCTGTTCCGCCTTCGCCAGTCGCGCCTCGATCCCGGCGATCTTCGCCTGAGTCGCTGCGTCGGCGGCCTGACACGGAGGGGGCTGGACGGTGGGGACGTTGGCCTGCGCTGAGGCCTGGATCTCCAACGCTTTCATGGCTTGCTCATGCTTCATTTCGCTGGCCTTGCCATAGTGTTTCCAGGCAGCTCCACCACCGAGCACGGCCACGGCGGCGAGAGCGATCGCCAGCATGGGGTTCTCAGCGCCGAGCTGCTGTAGCTGCGCGGGATCGATCGCGGGGACTGCGGGGGGCTCCACCTGGAGCTCCTGCGTTTTCGGTTGCTGCGTATCTGTATCCATCTCTAGCCCCTGGGTGCTGTAGTAAGCGCGGAAGGTGGTACCCTCTGGGAACTCGCAATCCTCATATTTTGCTGAAACGCCAGGATATAGCACAACGATCCCATCTTGCGGCACTTCACACACTGGCCGTAGCGGTGGGTTCGTGTAGTCTGTCATCGGCTGACCACTCCAAAGTATCCGGCGATCGCGGTGCTCAAAACGCCGATCACTGAGAGGGTGATCTTCACCGCCCCCGCGAACGCCTGCCGGTGATCTTCGCGCATCGCCGCCAGGTGTGCCAGGAGCTCGTGGTGGCGTTCGGTGTCCCGACGCTCATGGGCTTCGACAGTAGTTTCGAGCCGAGTCAAAGCAACTCGGGTCTCGGTGATGCGCTCGTTGAGATCATCCATCGTGATGGGCACCTCCTACCTCACACGCTCGGGGGCACAAACGGCTGCCACCCTGCGTACTCCGGCAACGAGTCCAGGTAGTCGTAGCATTGAGCCCAGACATCGCCGCCTGCCGCGTCGTAGACGAAGGAGTAGCTGTTCTGGGTGAAGTTCGAGCCAGCCGCATA